GTGTTTGTGCCAGTTGATGTGCCAGTATAATCTGTAAAAAAGTTATGGCTAGATAATGCAACAGATTCTATAACTGCTGTACCTGATGGTCTGCGGTCTGTAATTAATACTTCTTTTGTACCACCTACTAATTCTCTATAGATAACTTCATTATTAAAATCTAAATTCCATGATTGTAATGCTGCTGCAAAACCAAATATCTGAAAAGCAGAAGTACTACCATTTTTAAATATTAGTGGTGATGCCTGATTGCTTACTGTTACAGTTGGTAAAGCCTGATCTGTTGGTGCATTAAATATACCTGTTAAAGAAAAAGATATACGTGGAATATTATTTACTTCACAGTTAATACTGAATGTACCTCTAGCACCTGTAACCATATGTCTAATGCCATCATAATTAACAAATAATGTAACGCTGTCTGATGGTGTAGTAACAGGTGCATAAGTAACAGTATTACCACCACTAACAGTTTCAGATAAACCACACGCCTTTAATATCGCACCATACTTAGGTGCAGTACCAGCAGATCCACTACCAGACATTTCTACATCAAAGGTTACATTAACTCTTGTATTTGCAGGTATTACTTCATAGTTACCCATATATGGCCTTATTAAATCTCTAGATACTTCATCACTAACAGCAGGTTCTATATTAAGATCAATTACTTGCACATAGTTAGCAGAACCAGTAGGTGTAGGGTTTGTGCCATAACTAGATTCTGCTTTAGCTAATATGCTTCTTTTTCTGTGTAGCTTAGGCATTGTTACATTAAATCACTATGTTTATATAATATAGGTTTTTAGCAATAAACACCATCTATTGCGTTAAATCGTCTATTTCTGTTCTATATCGCACTATATATTCCACTCCTATAACTCCACCTGGCTGATCTGCGTCTAACAATTCAAAAGAAGTATCAGATGGTTGTACATCAATAGCTAAATTATTTACTGTCAAATCTGCCATTACTTTACTGTGCAAACTTTCTACAGTTGTATCTGCCACATTATCAGGTACATCACCCCTTACAATTACACTTATTCTTACTGTTAAAAAATGGTCAAGTGTAGGTAATGATGTGTTTTGTTCAACAGTATCACTAACAGGTTCTAATACTAATGCAGGTGATTCACCTCTAGTTAATGGTACTACCCTGCTTCTGTAGATTCTTGTACTAACTCCTGTTGTATTAGCAAGGGTTGTAAGTAACCTTGCCATAATCTGTTCACGTTTAGTAGTCATGTTTTCTGTATTGCAATTTCACAAAATGCACCATCATCTAACTTTCTTACTTCTCTAACTGTATATGCAACAGAATCAACAGTAATAGATGCACCTGCAACTAAACTACCAAAATCACTAACTCTTGCAGTAAGTTGATAATCAGTACTAATAATCTGGTTGCCAGCTAAAACTAGATCAGGTTGTTCTAATATTGCTTTTGCAGTAGTTCCACCTGATGTACAGCTAACACCAAAATCATCTAAGTATACTGTTTGATCTTCACTTATTTGCATTAGCTTTAGATGCTACTGTTTTTTTTGGTTTTGCTGTTTCTTTATATTCTTCCGCTTTACCAATACTGATAAGAAAAGAAGCATCTGCACTAGATATATCATAAGTTTTGCCAGCCTCTAGACCAACACCACTTGCACAAACGTCTTTTAAACACTTAATTTTCATAAAAAAAAGGGGTAGATAGCTACCCCATATAGTAAACCAATTATGTGGTTACGTCTAAGATTGCAGCAAATGATTGTGCATGACGAACAGCAACATCAAATGCAACTACACCCTTAATTGAAACAAGGTTCTTAGCGAAATCATCACCATCCTCACCTGCTGTAATTTCAATACCAGATCCGTATAGACCTAATATAGCCTGTGAGAAATCACCCATAACAACAGCAGAACAGGTACCAGATGTAGAACCCTTAGTTAGGTTGCTAGGTACTTGGTTAGTCATTGCTAAAGGATAACCATTAACAGCAACAGGTGTAGCACCTCTACCTAATGCCTGTAGGTTGTTGTTAACTAGATACTCACCGCCAGATGTCTTAAGCTTCTTGATAGCACCCATCACCTTAGCGTTAGTTACATAAGAAATAGAATCAGCGTTAACACCTGCATTATCTTCCATGATTGCAGTTTCTAGATCAATCAGCTTATCAACTGTGATAGCACCACCATTAGTACCGATTGCAACAGAACCAATACCAGATGTTTGCATGATACCTGTAGGCTGACCTGATGAACCAGAACCATTTAAGATACCTAGATCAAGACCAACATTAATACCATCAAGAATATCAGTTCTAACTAGATCCTCAATACCTGGTGTTGACTGTATAAGCATATTTCTAGAAAACTTAGATAATGTGCCTAAAGTCTTAGGTGTCATTGAGATCTGGTCAAATGTACTTTCTGCCTGAGATAGTGCAGTAGTTTCATTAGCTAGATAGCCAGTAGAAGCAACACCTGATCTTCTAGGAATAGCAACATCACCAACTAAACCAGATAATGTTTGTACACCTAAACCAACCATTACTGTGCTGTTTCTTAGTGCCTCAATGAAGTCATCAGCAAGTAAATCTGTAGCTACGATATTTCCACCAGTTGTTGCACCAGTAGTCACATATGTAGCTCTTTTTGCTAGTGAGCTATAAGGAATAAACAAAGAAGATGAGCTATTAGATCTCTGTGAATCTTTTGCTATCTGCTGTGAAATTTCTCTAGCAAAACCAGATGCTTTATCTGACCAATCATTTGTTAAAAGACCTCTAATACCAGAAGTAATCTTGTAGTCTCTTGCATACTGCTCTCTTTCTTTTGGTGAAAGCTGCTCTTCAATAGGCTTTGCTGTTTCTACAGGCTTTGCATCTATTCTTTCTAAGATAGCTGCTCTGCATGAATCTACAGAAGAACCATTGTTAATTAACTGTTCTGCTAGGTCATCAAAACCACGCTTAGAACACATTGCGTTGATCTCTCTAATTCTTGTGCGTTCTGCTGATGCTGCTTTTTTAGTAGCTTCACTACGCACAACTTCTAGATCAAGTTGCTCTTTTTCCATAGTTGATTGTTTTTTAGAATTGGGCTGTTGTACGTCAGTAGACGCTGCGTATACACGCTTACTGTCTATCATATCTTGTTTTTTAACACTAGGCATAGTGTTTTCATCAATTAATCCTCTAGATATGCCTACATCTGGTGCAGCAGGTGATGCAACAACAGATACTTCATGTGGTTCCCATCTTGTAGCTAAAAATGCGTTACCTCCATCTATTTCACGTTCTTCCATTTCTAAAATGCGATAACCTACGCTAATTGCACTTAAAATACCATCATCTATATCTCTTTTTACTTCCTGTGCCTTTGCATTTCTGCTTAATTCAACAACTGCCCTACCTTTTTTCTTTTCCTTATCAAGATATGCGTTTCTAACAATACCTATAACAGAATCCATATTGTGATTCCATAATACAGGTGCTACGCCTCCATTTAGCCTTCCAAAATCTATTGCACCCTCGTCATGGCTTAGTATTTCAGTACCAAATGATCTTTCTACAGGGTATGTACTGCTAAAACTAAACTCATATGTGTTTTCTTCTTTCTCAGAAAAAGATGTTTCACCACTACGTTTTAATACTTTTGTAACACTTCTTAATGAATCTATCTTAGTTAATGTACTGAACTTATGACCTACCTTTACATCTGTTGCCTCATATTCACCATCATTTTCTCTATAAACAGTAATTAATGCAGCAGGGTCATCTTCTGTACCAGTAATTTCAAAACTAGAATCAGGTACATTAATAGTTCCATCACGTTCAATAGAATCTATAACACCTCTTGCAATACCACCACTAGCGTTCCATCTAACTGAATCACCTACAGATAGTTCATCTGGTTCTGCACGTTTTGCTGTACGTTTTGTTTTAGGCATAGCATCATTGTTTCTTAATTCTTTTATTCTAGCTGATTTTGCATCAGAAAAACTTTTACCTGCATCACCACCCCAAGCAGCCCACGCTACTCTTCCATTACTAGGGTATCCATCCTCACCAGGTCTAAATCCTTCTGCCTCTTTATCTACTTCAT